GTAGCGGACCCATGCCGTTCCGCGTCCCGGAAGCAGGCGGTCTTCCACGACATGATTCATCGTGGCGTCGAACATGGAGTGTTCGCACACCGTGAAGTGCAGGTTGCGCTCCATGATGGAGGCCGCTACCCGATTCACTTGATTGCTCGTGTCAAATCGCCTGGAAACCTCCGGCACGGGTGGCTTCGCGTACACCGCAGGCTTGAGGGTCTGCACGTTCGACCACAGGATGTTGAACTTGCGGTCCTGCGCGTCGGCTGCATCCCGCTTGTCCCGGTAGCGGGCCAGTGTCTTCTCCGCCCGCTTGAGCCAGTCCTGCTCGGACCTCTTCCCGGCGTCCAGCTCGGCCTTCCATCGTTTGAACTGCCCCTCCTTGCCGGGGCCAAAATCCTTGATGGTGTCAACGCTCGCCTGCCCACGGGACATCTGGTCGTCTGTGCTGCCTGCGCTCATTATATTCTCCGGTTCCACCTACCCGTGGGCTGTGGAAGTTGCTTCCACAACTCGTTAAGCTGCATCCCCTGACTCATCGGGGGCTTCGTCTTGTATTTGTCCGGCACCCAAATGGACTGGACTGCGGACGGGTTGAAATCTTCCTTGTAACCCAAGGCTCCTATTCTTAATGCGTCGGCGTAGTGTGATGTCCAATCGTGGCGGGGCCGCTCGTGGAATGCCTTCTTGTCTTCACTCCACTCACGTTGGTACTGCCTGCACGCCTCCAATCCAACTCGGCAATTGAGCTCGTCAAAGCACGCGATTGAAAGCATCTTCCGGGTGGCCTGGATGCCGTCCTGTACTGACATTTCGGGAGCAATCCTGCCACGTATGTCGAAGCTGAGGAGTTGCTCCTGCATACTGCGGCCCGTCTGGAGGCTCTTGGCACGAACGTCGTGCGGCAGATAGTAGGTTCCATACTGCCACTCGTATTGGTCTCGCTTCTCGTGTAGGATTTGAACATAGTCGCCTATTTGGAGACCAGACGCAGCGTAGCAATCGAAGAAGATGGGTCGGTTGGCGATGACCTGGAAGAACCAGATGACTGTGTCATCGGTGTACCCGAGGTCCCAACAGGTGTAGACCTTGTGACCTTCTTCGTATGGATAGTTTCCCACACGCTTCTCAAGTACTGCTCGGTTGATGTCCTTCCCATAGAAGCTGCCACGTATGGCCGCATCGAAGCTGCATTCGTACTCCTGGGCGTATTCTTCTTCATCCATCATCTCCCGGGCCGCACGCAACTCCTCTTCGTCCAAAATGCCTGACTCGGAGGCCCGTAGCATCATGCTGAACCATTCTGGGTTTCCTTGGGCCTTATCCCATATCTCCCAGAACTCATTCTTTCCCGCAGGCGTGCCCATAAAGACGGCCCACCCCTTGCGATCGCTGAGGGCCGGTCTGATAATTTCGGGCCACAGCCGGGGCTTCATCTGGGCCGGTTCGTCCATCAGCACACCGTCGTGATAGAGCCCCCGCAGCGCGTCGGGGTTGTCTCCCCCGAACAAGCGGACTCTGCTGTTGTTGACGAGTTCTACCGTGAGTTCGGCTATGTTGCTCTTCCTACGGAAGGGGGCGCTGTAGCGCAGTAGATAGTCCCACGCGACTGACTTGGCCTGACTGTAGAACGGAGCGATGTAGCTGTATCGGGCGTCTTCCTTGGGCGTGTACATCGCTCTCTCTACAAGCTCGTTCACTCCTCCTACGGTCTTACCGGCCCGTCGGTGACAAACCAGTACTCCCCATCGCTGCGTCCTCTCGTGGAACGGTATAAACTGCGGTCGTGGCCGATAGATGCTGTGGAGCTCATCCATCAGTCTTCTCTATCTTCGTCACTTCTCCTTCTATCGTCGTCTCCACCTCTACGGGTGCGCCCAGTTGATCCAGCGGGGACTGCCTGATGGAATGGACAACCTTGAACACATGCTCCCCTAACGGACCTGATCCTCTCAACTCCTGAGGAATCTGTCTCGTCATCAGCTCTTCTAGCTTCGCGCTGTGGGCTCGCCAGTATGCTCGCCACCATTGGGGAGTGGCGACATCTAGAGCAGCCGTAATGCCTCGTCTCTGGAGCTCGTCCAGGCCGTTCTTTACGGATTCATCCATGGTGGGAGTCCCAAGTTCACGTCATTCATATGCTACACGCGCCTTATGCGAATTGCAAGCCCTTCATTCCCCGTTCATTATGTGAAAGTCTCATCCATCACTCCCCGTTTTCTTCATCCATTTGCACGAGGGTGGGGCGACAGCACAGGGCCACCCCCACCTGCGGGAACATAGGCCGGTGCCAAACCATGACACCTGATTGATTGATGTGTTTTGTAGAAAAGACAAGAGCATAACAGCGGAGACGCAAGACCTATCGTCGCGAATTCCGCGCGAAAATCCGCGCAAACGGACGTGTACGGACCTGGAGGAGGGGATGTCCGCGTCCATGGGGGAGGGTACTATGTATAGGATGACGGGTGCAGGTGTGGCACCTGTGCAGGAGGCTTGCGTACATAGGGCTGTAATGTACGGTATGTTATATATAGTATATGTTGTTTTATAGTGTTGTTAGAATGTTACACTGCACAACCGCACACACGGGCGTAGACGGCCTGCACCAACCTAGCTCCTTCCCCATGCACCTATGCACACGAGATGGCGCATCTCTTGCTTCCTTGGGGGAAGTCGGCACAATCTGTCGCCCTGCGTCACAATGTGTCAACAATATGTCAGCTGTGCAGGTGCCGTGCAGGGGCGGCAGCATGTGCCGCACAGCGGCATAGAGCACATACTATGCCATAGTATGTATATGACCCTACCGAGGGCATGGTCTTGCCGGCCGCCTGCACCCGCCAACCCGCGCACCCGCACAGACCGGCGCTACTGGCATTCTCGGCCCTCTAGCGCCACGCACGCACCCGCGCCTCCACCCATGTAGCCAACCCGCACCCGCCACGCCTCTACGCCCGCTAATGGCGTCTACAAATATTTGCGCCCACTGGCACCCTCTGGCACACCAGTTGCTCTATATGTAGTGGGCACCCGGACGGGTTGCCCCTAACCCGCCACTATGGAGAAAACCATGGCAAAGAAAGACCGCAAGACCGCGCCTAGCGCACCCGTTGTGACCGTTGTTGCCGCACCCGCACCCGCGAAAGCGGCCGAAAGCAAAACCACGGCGTTGACGCCCGCGCAAGTTGCGGCGACCGCCACGGCACCCGCGAAAGCCAAAAAGCTGACGCACGCACCGCGGAGCAGTTTTACGCTGCAACAGACCGTGGCGACCGTTTGCGCCAACCCGCGCAGGCCGAACACCGACGCGCACACCAACTGGCAATTTTACACGGTTGGAAAAACCCTGAAGGAATGCATGGACGCGAACGCGGCGACCAACCCCAAGGGCTGTGCGGTTTTGGATGTGGGCTACATTGCCTGGGATTTGGCCCACGGTTACATCACGCTGACCCCGCTTGCGGCCGCGCCGACCGCCACCGAAAAGGAAACCGCCAAGGCGTAATGCGCCGACCCAACCGAAAAGGCCAAACCCGCGAAAGCGGGTTTTGGCATTTCTAAAAGCGAACGCCCGAACCAACGCGACCACCGAGCGAATGCCCACCGGCAGAGGAAAAAATAAAATCTCATTCATAGGAAAATTAAAATGTCAGCTCGTATCCCGTTCCTGTACGTATCCGTTGCCCTCGCGATGTATGTGGTCGTTGTAATCGTGAGATTCATGTAGGAAATTAAAATAGATTACTCATTCTGCCGCGTATGTGGTAAAATGAGTTTGTTGCCACACCACCACGAAGGAAAGTAAAATGACCAAGGTTTTCGCTGTTCTAATCGGTGTGCCGCTCTTGTTGATAATCTGGGGCGCGCCCGTAGTGCTGCTGATGGCAGCGGTCAAGCACATTTGGAGTTGGCTATGATTAAGGGACCGCGAATCGCAATATTGGCGGATGCCGTCTGCACCAACTGCCAGCGAAGGATAGGCTGGCATGATCAGTACACCGGATGCGTTGGGTTCATCTATGACCCCATCGAATTACGAAAATTGGTCGACAAGTGGTTTGCTGAAAACGAGCCAGAAATCGGATTTCGCAGCGATAAAGACGTGCCGTACGGCGTGCTGATTGCCCGTGCTGCTCTCGCTAGAGTGGAACTATGAAGTTTGAAGACATACCCGTTGGCACGGCATTCCGGACCAACGACAAGGAGTTTTGCCTGCGCGTGGCAGGCACGGAGTTCCCCTGGATAAAGGTGGACGACCGCCACGCAACCTATGTCGGCCGACCGAACGCGGGCCTAGCGATGGGCAACGTTCGGTGGCACGGCAATCAACGTGACCTCACCACAGAGAAAGGAAAGTAAAATGACTTGGAAAATGGGTAAGTCCCTCTATCCGCGCCACGGGGATGAACCGCTGAACCTGCCGTCC